ATATGGGCAAGAAAAAAGAATGAGCGTTCTAGAAGACATCAACAGCAAGCTCGGTCAGCTGGCCGAGAACATGCGTACGTATAATGGCAACCCACTGCTCAAGAGGAGCAACGTCTCGATCAACTGGACGCCAGAGATGGTCGTCGAGTACGAGAAATGCCGTCACGACGTGCTCTATTTCGCAGAGCACTACATGAAGATCATCAATATCAACAAGGGCCTGATCGCCTTCGAGCCCTACGACTATCAGCGAGAGATGCTCCGGACGTTCGAGCAGGAACGCAATACGATCGTCACGACTGCCAGGCAAGCCGGTAAGTCTACCACGGTCGTCTGCTTCGTCCTGTGGTACATCCTGTTCAATCCCAATAAGACAGTAGCCCTCCTGGCCAACAAGGGCGAGACCGCCCGCGAGATCCTGGGAAAAGTCAGACTGGCATATCAGCACCTCCCGAAGTGGATGCAGCAGGGCGTGGTCGAGTGGAGGAAGGGCGCGTTCTCACTGGAGAACAACTCCAGGGTCCTAGCCGCGGCGACGTCTTCGGACTCTATCCGTGGTTACTCGATCAACATGTTGTTTATCGACGAGGCAGCATTCATCGACGACTGGGATACGTTCTTCACCGCCACATATCCGACCATCTCTTCCGGCGAGGAGACGAAGGTCATCCTTGTCTCGACACCGAATGGGCTGAACCACTTCTACGCGCTCTGGGAGAACGCCAGACTAAAGAGAAACAACTACAAGCCGCTCTTCGTTCACTGGTCGGCCGTTCCTGGGCGTGACGAGGCCTGGAAACAAGAAACGCTCAAGGCGATGAACTTCAACACCGAGAAGTTTAGTCAGGAGTACGACGCCGAGTTCATGGGCAGCTCCGGAACGCTGATCGCTGGGTGGAAGCTCAGGGAGCTCGTGCACCAGATCCCGCTGCATGCCAAGGACGGCATGGCGGTCTATGAGAAACCGACGAAAGATCACGTCTACTGCATGGTGGTCGACGTCTCTCATGGCAAGGGACTGGACTACTCGGCATTCTCAATCATGGATACGACCACGATGCCATACAAGCAGGTCTGCACGTATAGGAACAACCTCGTCACCCCGATCGACTACGCAGACATCGTTCACAAGAGCGCCGTGGCATACAACGACGCGGCTGTCCTGGTCGAGTACAAGGACATGGGCATGCAGGTTGCCTACGCCCTTCACTCGGACTTCGAGTATGAGAACATGATCTTCACGGGCAACGCTGGCTCGCAGGGAAAGAAGGTCACCGCCGGTTTCGGCAAGAACATCGACATGGGCGTGAATACCTCGAGGTCCGTCAAGGCCACCGGCTGCTCTGTGCTGAAGCTGTTGGTAGAACAGAACCAGCTGATGATCAACAACCTCGAGACGATCGCCGAGCTCTCAACGTTCTCTAAGAAGGGCACGTCCTACGAGGCCGAGCCAGGAAAACACGACGACGTCGTCATGGGCCTGGTCCTATTCGCTTGGCTGACCACGCAGCCATACTTTCGGGACATGTCCGACATCAATACACTGGCCAGGCTCAGGGATAAGACGGCCAACGACATCGTCGAGGATCTCACGCCATTCGGCTTCATCGATCCATGGGTAGAACCTGCAGCCGAGCCTATCGTGGTAAATCACGGAGGCGACTGGATGGCGATGAACAACGATCCTGGCGACTGGTAGACAGCTTAGTATAGCCGATGGATAAATAAGCGACAGGTAAGAAGAAATACCTCGCGAAGAGGATCAAGGAGTAGAACATGGCGTTCCCCATCAGCCCGGGTGTCAATACCAACGAAATCAACCTAACCACCATCATTCCGGCGGTCTCGACGACCGTTGGCGCCATCGCCGGCGTGTTCCGGTGGGGCCCGGTAGGCGTTCCTGTCCTGGTGAACGACGAGAACGACCTAGGCAATAAGTTCGGCAAGCCGTCAAACCTCAATGCCGAGACGTGGTTCACCGCTTCTGAGTTCCTCGGCTACAGCTCAGGTATCCAGGTAGTGCGTGTGGCCAACACCACCTCCAACGACGCAAATGCCGTCGTGTCTGCCTATGGCAATACCGCCGCAGTAGGCAATGTATACGCTCAGACCATCCTAAACCGTGCAGACTTCGAGTCCCGCGCTGCCGGATCGTTCGATGCCAACGTCATGTTCGTCGCGAAATATCCCGGCGCACTAGGCAATAGCTTGATCCTCGAGATCTGCGACTCTGCCAATGCTTTCTCCAGCAATCTGAACCTCGTCGGCACGCAGTCGGGGAACAACATCACGGCGACTCTGTCACTGCCGGCTGGTTCTAACACAGTAACCGCGGTGTTTACTTCCGACGGCGTCGTCGGCGCCGCTACCACGTATGCCAATACGATCCTCGGTGGTCTCGGGCCGAACGACCTCTTCGGCTTCGGCAATACCACTGTCGGCTTCCGAAAAGCGCAGATCAATCGCAACTCGCCGGCAGTAACTTCCAATGCGACTGCGGCTACTCTTACGTTTACGCTGTTTGGCCAGAACACGCTGGCTGTCGATTGGAATGCCAATACGACGGTTAATGGAAACACCTCCGTGATCAACCTGAACAGGAGCTGGCACGGGTCGCAGTACGTATCTACGCCCCCTCAGCCGACGATCTCTCAGGTTAATCAGGGCGGCGCCGCGGCGACAGTAGTCGATATGCTGCACGTAGTCGTATACGATGGATTCGCAGTACTGCCTGGGTCTTTTGCTTCCGTGGGGGCCGCGGCCGATGCCGGTTCTCTCCAGAGGACCGCAAGGAACGTGGTAGAAGTGTGGTCCGGTCTCTCGCGTTCTACGGATGCTGTGGATACCAACGGGACCTCCCTCTACTACAGGACCGTGATCAACAACAATTCCAAATATCTCTGGGTAGTTAATGATAGGCCGGGTGCTGTATCGAACACCGCTGCCAACATGGCGAACTCCACGAACAGCATTCCGCTCCGCCTCGCCCTGCGCGGCGGGCAGGATGGCGTGAGCGAGGCCAACGTCTCACTCGGAACTGTCGCCGGTGGATACGACCTCTTCGCCGATCCGATCACGACCGACGTCAGCCTGATCATGCAGGGCAAGCCGATCGGCGGCGCCGGGAAGACAGTCAACGGCTACACGGTCAACAACTACGGCCTGGCCAACTACATCATCGACAACATCGTGACTGTCCGAAAGGATGCCGTGGCTTTCATCAGCCCGGATGACAACATGGCGGTGCAGAACGTTGGCAACGAACAGGCAGCGATCAATGCCTGGGCCGATGGATTGGATGCTACGACCTACGCGGTTCTCGACACCGGATACAAGCGGATGTACGATCGCTACAACGACGTCTACCGCTACGTTCCGATGAACGGGGATATCGCCGGTCTCTGCGCCAGGACCGACCAGACGAACGACGCCTGGTGGTCTCCCGGCGGCTTCAATCGCGGCCAGATCAAGAACGTAGACAAGCTGCGGTGGAACCCCACCGTGGCCCAGCGGGACGCGCTATACATCAACAACGTCAATCCGATCGTGACGTTCCTGTCTCCTCCGGGCACCTACCTCTTCGGCGATAAGACCTTCGCGGCAAGCCCGTCGGCATTCGATAGGATCAACGTTCGGCGCCTGTTCAATGTCCTGGAGAAGGCCATCTCGAAGGCCGCTCGCTACTCGCTCTTCGAGTTCAACGATGAGTTCACCCGGGCCCAGTTCAAGAACATGGTCGTCCCGTATCTTCGGAATATCCAGGGCCGCCGCGGCATTACCGACTTCCTGGTTGTCTGCGACGGAACGAATAACACCGCGAACGTGATCGACAACAACCGCTTCGTCGGGGACATCTACATCAAGCCGAACCGCAGCATCAACTTCATCCAGCTGAACTTCGTCGCGGTCGGCACCGGTGTCGACTTCAACACTGTGATCGGGGCCTTTTAAGCTAACAAGGAATAGACATGGCATTCAATATCAGTGACTTTCGACAGAACGGCCTCTCCCGCGGCGGGCAGCGGCCGTCCCTGTTCATGGTCAGTCTCACCCTGCCGCCGGCAGTAGGCCAACCCGCAGGATTTCAGCAGAAGTTCAGCTTCACCTGTTCGGCTACCCAGCTGCCTGCGTCCACGATCGGGCAGGTAGAAGTTCCCTACTTCGGCCGCAAGATCAAGTTGGCAGGCGATCGTACCTTCAGCGACTGGCAGGTCAATGTCTTCTGCGACGAGGACTTCCTGGTCCGCGACACGCTGGAGTATTGGTCGAACCAGATCAACCAGCACGTAGGCAACCTACAGATGGTCGACAACAACGACTACAAGACCGACGGCGACGTCACGATGTATTCGAAGACCGGCGCCGGTCCTCTGAAAGCATACGTCTATCGCGGCGTGTGGCCGATGGAAGTCTCCGCTACCGAGTTGAACTGGGACGCGGTTAATCAGGTGATGACCTTCACCTCGACGTTCTCCGTAGACTGGTTTGAGCCACTGACCTCTGCATCCGGCGTCTCGATCGACACCGGCTCTCCTGGCAATTCTTTCCTGGCGGTTCCGGCCTAAGTAGTCTAGGAATCGCGATGGGAGAGTAATATGGCAGCCTTGTTTGGCTGGGAGTTTAAACGCAAGCCTGAGAAGGAGGTAGCACCCTCCTTCGTTCCAAAAGAGGTCGACGACGGAGCGGTACAGATCGCTACCGGCGGCGGCTACGGAACGTACGTAGATCTAGATGGCACCGTCCGCTCTGAAGCAGAGCTCATCACTCGCTACCGCGAGATGTCGCTGCTTCCAGAGGTGGACGCCGCGGTCGATGAGATCGTGAATGAGACCATCTCGATCGACGAGGACGACATCGTCGACATCGTCCTGGACAACATCGACGTCACGGATCGCCTCAAGAAGATCATCCGCGACGAGTTCGACAACGTCAAGAACCTCCTGAACTTCCAGAACCAGGCCTATGAGATCGTCCGCCGCTGGTATGTCGACGGGCGGCTCTACTACCATGCCATCATCGATCCGAAGCTCCCAGACGAGGGCCTGAAGGAAGTGCGCTTCGTCGATCCCAGGAAGATCCGCAAGGTCCGAGAGATAGCCAAGAAGCGCCTACCTATCCAGGGCGGCGGACTCAATACTGCCGAGGCCACGCTGCCTCAGGTAGTGAATGAGTACTTCATGTTCAACGACAAGGGCTTTAATTTCGGCAACAAGGCCACAGGGCCTCAGACGACGCAGGGGCTACGCATCTCGAAGGACGCTATCGTTCATGTCACCTCTGGACTGACCGACGTCGGCGGAACTACTGTTCTATCATATCTTCACAAGGCGATTAAGGCGACCAACCAGCTGCGGACCATGGAGGACGCCCTGGTGATCTACCGTCTGGTCAGAGCACCTGAGCGCAGGATCTGGTATATCGACGTTGGCAACCTTCCCAAGATGAAGGCCGAGCAGTACGTGCGAGACATCATGGTCAAGCACAAGAACAAGCTCAACTATAACTCCGATGACGGCTCGATGCGGCAGGACACGAAGTTCATGACGCTGACCGAGGACTACTGGCTTCCGCGGCGCGAAGGCGGCAGAGGAACCGAGGTCG